CGACTTGCTACGCAAACTATTCGTGCTAACAGCAAAGCGAAGTATGCGACCAGCAATGAGTGATAACATGGCAATGCGCCTTATCTTTGAGGAGTTACATTTGCTAACCGAAAAAGACGAATACAAGTTATGACAGTAGGCGAATTGTGGGACAAGCTTGCGCAGTATCACGATGATACTGAAATCTATATTGGTTTCATCAATGGTCATAGCATCGACCATGAAACCTTTGAAGTGGTAGAAACGCAGGACTTCTACGGCAAGACCACAATTAGTCTAATGATTGAAGACATCGGAATAATCAATAATTAATACAATGAGCAACTATCAAATGCAAGAAGGGCAGTTCACCCTATTCAAGAACAACAACGTGGCTAACAACGGTCCACAGTACACAGGCGAAATCATGGTGAATGGTAAGAAGATGCGACTCGCTGCATGGGTTAAGGAAGGGAAGAATGGCAAGTTCTTTTCCGGTAAGATGAGCGAGCCACTCGTAAAACGTGACGAACAACAAGACGATCCATCAGGAGACCTGCCATTCTAATGAACCTGCCTAACCTACCACAAGACAAAGCAAACCATGCAGTGTATGGTGTTGCTATCTACGCTGCAGCTGCTTCGATATTTAGCGCACCATTCTCGATGATCGTGGTATTCGCGTTTGCAGCTGGCAAAGAACTATACGATTCTGTACTGAAAGAAAAATCATTTAGCACTTTGGACATGATAGCCACACTATGCGGTGGATTGGTTGGAATGTATATCGGATTATTTACATGATTGAATACCTGCCTAAACAAAAGGAAGCATTGCGTGTGCTGGGTAACTCACACCCGGCACGTGTGGTGCTTTTCGGTGGTGCTGCAGGTGGCTCAAAATCTTTCATTGGTTGTGCATGGCAGATAAGCCGCAGGTTTAAATATCCGGGTACACGTGGTTTGATAGGTCGAAGTAAACTCGATACGCTAAAGAAGACCACTTTAAAGACATTCTTTGAAGTAGCGCACATGTTTGGTCTTGCGCCAAATGAGCATTACACAATCAACAATCAAACGCACGTAATCACATTCAGCAACGGAAGCGAAATAATACTTAAAGACTTGTTTGCCTATCCATCGGATGCGGAGTTCCATAGTTTAGGAGGGTTAGAATTAACAGATGCCTACGTAGACGAGGCAGCACAGGTTAGCAAACGTGCAATAGATATATTACAGTCACGTATTCGATTTAAACTAAATCAATATGATCTCAAACCAAAGATGCTGCTTACATGCAATCCATCAAAAGGATGGCTGTACAACGAATTCTACGCCCCGTTTAAGACGGAAAGCTTACCGCAACATCTTGCGTTCATACAATCATTGCCAAATGACAATCCGCATCTACCCGAATCGTACATTGAAACGCTGCGCATGTTGCCTGAAGTGGACAGAAGACGTCTACTGGATGGAGATTGGGAGTATGATGAGTCCGTAGATAACCTATATCAGTATGACGATTTAGTGCGCTGCTTCCGGGAAGAAGAAGCAAAAGGTGAAAAGTATATCAGTGCCGACATTGCGCGACTTGGAAAAGATAGAAGTGTCATTTGCGTGTGGCATGGATTGCATCTAATCGAGATTCATGAACTGCGAAAGCAACCAATCACAACAGTAGTCACTACCATTCGCCAGCTATGCGATAGGCATGGCATCAAACTTAGCAATGTGATCTGCGATGAAGATGGTGTAGGTGGTGGTGTAGTTGATAGTTTAAAGTGTCGCGGTTTCCTTAATGGTGGAAGGGCAAAGCAAGCCGACCGCTATACCAACCAAAAAGCAGAATGTTATTTTAAGCTTGCCGAATTGATTGAGCAGAATAAGGTTATCTTCAAAGTGAATCAGTTTCGTGATGTGATTGTGCAGGAACTGGACATGATACGTAGGCGGCAACCTGAAGCAGACGGCAAACTCGCAGTTATCTCCAAAGATGAAATAGCCCGGATGCATGGCAAGTCACCTGACTACGCAGATGCTATCATGATGCGCATGTACTTCGAATTGTTCCCGAATTACGGCAGCTATTCGTGGGCGTAATTTATACCCTGATTGATATAAATCTCGGAGTGCTTGCTTAATCCGTACTGTTGAGGGTATAAATTTTAACAATTTTTAACTTGCGTGTGTAAATACTTACACTATGTTTGTCAAACAAATAACAAAAATCAATCACATGAAAGCAAGTAAAGTAATCAAGTACATCGTATGGGGCGCAATCTTCTTTGCCATTCTTAGCTACTGTCAAGAACTGAATGATTGCCTAATGAAGTATTAATCCTAAATCACAATAACATGAACTCATTTCACAAAGACAACTTAGAAGCATTGCAGAAGTTCCAGCAAATGCTTAACGCTGCACCTGATAAGGAAGGCATCGAAAAAACACCCGATGGCAAAGCCGTAACGCTGGTAGTTAGCCACGTAGAAACAACCTTAGATGAAATGTTCTTTGGGCATTGGCGCACTGAAAATTTTAAATGGGAACGCATGGCGAATGAAGTAGTCGGTTCACTTGACCTTGTAGTGATTCATCCGATAACCGGTTACGAATTGCGCAGAACAGGTGCAGCATCCATTGTTATCATGGTGGACAAAGTGCCGAGCCACATTGCCGCAGATCCAATAGAACGCAATAGGTGGGCATTAAACGCAGATAATAAGAAACCTAATGCTTTAGACCTTGCGTTTCCTAAATTGAAAACTGAGTGCCTTAAAAACGCTGCTGTGTCATTTGGTAAGCTGTTAGGTCGTGACTTGAATCGTAAGAACGTGGATGTGTACAAGCCATTCAAGTTAAAAGGCACGCTGGCTTCAGCGAATAAGGATGTGCAATACCTACACGAACTGATTGAAAAGGCGCATAGCTTAGATGATTGCGACATCATTCTGCAGGCATGCCCACCTGAATTACTGAATCAAATCGAGCCGTTAATAAATGTTAAAAAGCAACAGCTATCAGGTCTGCTGTAATACATTCGCAACAAATAACAACAACACAATGGAACACGTAAAATTTAGAGCATCGCAGCTGGGTAAGCTAATGACCGATGCACGAACCAAAACAGGTTTGTCGGAAACTACTAAGAGCGCATTGCTCGAAGTCTATGTGCAACAGAAGTACAAACGCTACAAAGAAATCAGCAACAAGTACATTGAAAAGGGAATTGCCGTAGAGAATGATGCAATCGACCTTTGGCGCAGGGAACGTGGCGCAATCGTGTTTAAAAATGAAGTAAACTTTCAAAATGACTTCATCACAGGTACACCCGACTTGCTTATCAAAGATGGCAGCGAAGTAATCAATGTGCCGGATATTAAATCTTCATGGGACATCCACACCTTCATTGATGCAAAGGTGAATGAGTTGAGCAAAGATTATTACTGGCAAGGTCAAGCTTATTGCTGGCTAACAGGTGCGCCTAAAGCTACCTTCTGCTTCGTGCTGGTCAATGCGCCAAGCCAAATGATAGACACCGAAAAATACCGCCTATCATTGCGCATGAATCTTATTGATCCACAAGGCAACGATGAATTCATTAAGAAGGCATCACGCATTGAAAAGAACATGATATTCGATATGCCTACCTACCTTAATGAAAATCCAAACGCTAACCTTGAAAGTGATTTGGCAAATTGGGAATACGATATACCAGTGAGCGAACGCATCCATGAAAAGGTTGTGGAGTTTGATGCCGATGCAATCGCAAAGCTTCAAGAACGTGTACCAATGTGGCGTGAATACTTAAATACATTAGGATAATGGAACCAACAGCTACCAATCGATTTAGATATCTTATGTGGCTCTTTGTAATCATTGCAGTATTAATTGCAATAGCCATGTACAACCAAAATATCATTAATTAAAACAAACAATGAGCAAAGAAACAGCACTACAAATAGCAATGAGAATAATGCATAGATACGCTAACTCATTGTTTGATGAACATACCCAACGAGGTAGGCAGTTCATGCAGGAAATGACTGAATGTTTAGAGCAGGAACGGAAACAGATTATTGACGCTTACGAATACGGTTATGTTGATGGTGATATAGATAATGGTAATTCAGGTGATAATTATTACATTCAAGAATATAAAGCAGAGAATCAATGAATAAAATACAACGATATCGACCAGCATGTTTTTCCGGTTACGAAGACGAACATGCATCGTTTAATTCTTTAGATGAATTGATGAAAATTGAATGGATTGCAAGTTGGAAAGACCATACAGACTTTTATCAGTTTTCAATCTCACGTGAACAATGGTTGATGTGTGAAGTCAAAGGTGGTACTGAATGGTGGGTGATTGGATATTTCCATGAAGTTTATAATGAGGTTGCAATATGGTTTCCAAAATGGATTCCAAAAGATAAAGGAGGAAATAAATGACCACCGAACAACTCAAAGACCACGTGCGCAATTCAATGCAGCACTACTACAACAAAGAGCAAGTAATCGAATTAATCAACAAGCTAAACAATGAAAGCAAAAGACAAAGCATGGCAACTGTACTCGAACTATTTTGATATAGTCGAAGGTGAATCGCAGGAAGGTCAGTTAGCACAGGTGCATTTCAAAGCTATCAACTGCGCTTTGTATTGCGTAGATGAAGCAATCACAAACGCACCCAGCGACATCATGCAGGACTTCGAAGGAACCGGTGAATACTATTCCGTAAAGGCGTACTACATGCACGTGAAAAACGAAATACTAAAACTCAATGCCCAAAAGAAACCTAATGCCGCTTGATGAACTGAAGGAAGAACGGTTGGTGTTGCTGAACATGTACATCAATGCAAAGACACGCTACGTAAAAGACAATCTATTTCACAAAATCAAAGCGGTCAATAAAGATTTATTTACCATAACCAAAGAAACTAAGTATTTATGAGCGAATTAACACTATTACAAAAGGCAATGCGTGTTGTCGAAGAACACGAACCATCACTATTTGATGTGCATACTAACAAAGGCAGAGATTTTATTCGTGCTATGCATAACTTATTAGCTGAATGGGAAAAAGAAGGAGACGATATGTTTAATTCTTTAATGGAAAATTCCAATACAGTTTTATGGATTGACGAAATAAAAAAAGATAACCAATGACACAAGAGAAAAAAGAAACAGCCATTCGCAGACTGCATCTGGCATTAAAGCGCAAATTCAAAGGTCAAGCCATACGTATGACGTGGGCTGAAATGGAAGGACTATTGAACGCAGTGCAAACGATTGAAATGAATCACATCCATGATTCGTACAATGACGGATATACAGATTGTAAAGCAGGACTACCAAATAAAACAATACAAGATGAAAGCAACACTAACATTTGAATTGAACAAAGACCAGCACGCATTTGATTGCGCTGTGAATGGTGTAAAGTATTATGACATGATTGCTGATCTGTTACAGCAAATACGAAACATTGAACAGAATGAAGAACTAACAGCTGAGCAATATAATATGCTTGGTCGCATCCGGGACTGGATGCACAGCGAATTACATTCGGAAGGTTTGGCTGGTAGATTTTAATTATTGCTGTACCTTGCGGTACCCATGCTTCCAAAGAAAGCGACCTAAAGATTCACCTTCAGCATCCACCTTTTCCTCACTCCATTCCGGCTGGATGTGGTGCAGGTATTCGTGAATGAGAACAATCATGTAGCGCATTGGCGGTAACGTTGGATCTATCTCGATAACGTTATCGCAGTACAATCCATCCGCACGTTCCCTTCCCAACTTTCGATGGATAACTTTTGGATGTTGCTTGCGTTTCATGTTTATATTTGCGACGTTTGTGTACTATGTTAGTGTTTTTGTTATTTGATTGAACAATGCCCTGCAACGGTGGGGCATTTTTCTTTTATCGAATCTTACCGTTTACTATACGGTAATTGCTCACTTCGAATTCGCCTGTATCTAATACGCGCACATGTGCAAAGCCATGATGATGTTTATTGATGGGCATGTAATCAGGATGCAATTCACATAAACACGCAACACTCCAACACGTAGTAATCTTGCCATTGATGTTTGGCTCAGTGTGTTCGCTTGCCTGATGGTGGTGTCCACACAATGCACTGTCTTTTGCACGCAAGAACAAACCACGTGCAATGTTTACCGGGCTGAATACCGATGCGCCAAGCTCATGACCATGCAGAATCGTTAGCTTCCCTGCGTGAATGATTTGTTTATCGGGAATAAAAGTGATGTTTAACTCATCCAGCTTCATCAATGATTCAAAGTTAAACTCATCCATGCCCAAAAGGTCAGGTGCATTGCGCATGATGTAATGGTCATAGCGCACATCATGGTTGCCACACTTGTAATATATCGCAGCATTCGGGAATAGCTTGCGTAACGTCTGCAAGAATTGTCTTGTCATTAATACTTCATGCCCAAAGTTCCGTTTGCGTGGATCCTTTTCAAAGCGACTGATTGCATAGAAGTCGATTATATCACCATTGAGCAGGATTGTATTCACGTCATTATCCAAACCATACTTCAATGCCAGCGTTAAAGCTTGAATGTTGTGATACGGCACGTGAATATCCGACAGCAGCAGAATGTTGTTGTGGTTTGTCGGTAGCTTAAAAGGTTTGTAGTTTGCTTCCTGAGATGGTGGCAGGTCAAGTGGATTCGCTTCCTGTGGAATCAACTCATTGACCATATTTGTAAAATCACCGATATGATTATCCAACTTTTGAAGCTGTGGAGTTGGTTTGACCGTTTGCATAGTAAGCTTATCTACATACCTTCGATAGCTTTTTTCTAATGAATTGACAGTAATGTCAAGTGCATACTTCTTTAATAGTTCGCGAACACGTGGTATAAGAGGTCCAGTCCCATCATGCAATTCACGATGTAGCTTTTCGCGATCTATTGTATGCATAGTATTTACTTATTTGCTTTCAAGTAGCCATTCAGTTCAGCAAGGTGCGAACTAATCATGGCAATCTGCGTTTGTATCGCATCAATCTTCCCTTCCAACTTATCATTCTTACTATTCAATTCAGCTTTCTGTTCTTTGAGCGCATTGTTGATCATCTCAATTTCTCTTTTATGGTAGGTGTCTATTCCGCGCACTTGCCCGGCTAACTTATCCACGCTGCGCTTTAGTGCAAAATATAACGATGCAAGTGATATAGCTGCACCGAGAATTGTAATAACGTCACGTAATTCAAAAGCCATGTTCATAGGATTGCAAAATATATAGTAGAAAAAGCCAGTCCTGTGATACCGAGTGTGAGTGCTGTGTTAGTAATTATTAACCGTCTGTTCTTCTTTTTTAATTCGCCTATTTCATTATCCTTTTCAACTGCAATAGCCTTTTCAATGCTCTGCTTATTCTTATATATCTCCGCTAATGTTTCATAACTCGTTGCCTGAATGCCTGTTATCTTCGCGTAATAGGTAACCTTCAATCGTTCCATTTGATACAGCGAATCAATCTGCATTGCCGTATCATACCAATACAACATGCTATTGAAGTTGAGATTGAAAAGTTGCCTGTCGTAGGTTGTAAGTTCTGGTGTAAAACCCTGCTTTGAGAAGTGAGTCGGACTTTTTGAGGGTTGACCGAAACTTGACATCGTTATCAGTAGCAGAAGCAGAGAGAATGTTATAGGTTTCATTGCGGTAGATTTCATTGGTGATTTGTTGCTTTGTGATGATGGTATCTTGTTCAATCTTCAAGCTATCAATTTTTAAAAATAGACTATCCGTTTTTGCATTGTTGGTTTCAATGATTTGATAGAGCGAATCATTGATATCTTGTAACCTTTTTATAGCAGGATTTGTTACGGGCTTATTGCATGAACGCACGCTGAAAATAACTACCAGCGTGAGAATCACAACACCCAATCCGATTAAGAGCTTTGTGCTTTTCCCCATCGCGTTATGTGTATGTTTTTAGTTAGTGGTCGAATCTTGTAATACACCCCATCACGTGACCGACTGTCACGCATGCCTTGATCATTGGTGTTGCCTTCAATGGTGCGCACTGAATACTTGCCTACCCTGTCCACGATGCCAGTATGACCAATGCCCTTGTAACGTTGTTTGCGAAAGCTTGGATAACTCAAAGTCATAACAAGCACATCGCGGTCGTTGAATGTTTGCACAAACTTTCCGTCGGTAAATATGACATCGCGCCTATTGTATGCAGTAGGTGACCAACCTGTGATGGTGTTAGGTATGCCGCACTCATTCAGCATAGCCATGACAAAGAAGGAACACCATGCGTAACCGGGCAACCAACCTTCCTGCTTCATCAACACCTGCAACGCGGCATCGTTGAAACCTTTATTGTTTCCGCCACGCTCTTTTACACCGACAAATGATGCAGCTGTTACCCTTACGCAGTAGCCATCATCAGCATGCGTAAAATAAACAGGAATGCAGCAAAGTAGAACGCATATAAGAGCAGGTATAAGACAACCTTTTGCCATGTGGTGAGATAGGTGTTTAGTTCATACTTAATTTCTTTGCTATATACTTCGCGTTGTAATGCCTTAAAATTGAAACGAATTCCCAAAAAGGTAACGAAGTTAGCAAACACCATGATGAGTGAAGCCAAGACGATGTATTGCACGTATTCGGTAGAGATAAGCGCATCACCAAAGTATTCTGCACTCAATGCACCGGCAATCAGGAACACTGCAAACGCAATCGGTATCGACCACAAGCCATCGAACAACTGAAGGTTGTACCGGATGAACTTGTAAGTAATACTTGACTGTTCACTTTTTGGTTTTGTCTGCTTCTTTGTTGCCATTGCTTCGTAGTTTTAGTGAAAGCTCACGCTCGTATTTACGCAAGCGTTCAGTGTAATCTTGTTTCAGTGTCTTCTTTTCACTCATGGTATACGGTTAATGATATTACGTGAGTAAGTAGGGCGGTAGCTGGTCGATGTGTTGCCCGATGAAAACTGATAGTTAAGCGTGTTAGTCACGTCTGTACGTGGTGAACGGTCAGGCCACTGCGCTGTGCTGTATTCAGGAAACAAACTGCTATTCGCACACAAGTAATCGACCAATAAAGTAGTGTAGTGCTCCGCATTTTGTCTTGCCCGGTCAATCATATCCTTCATGACCAAGTCCGAAACAGGCACAGTGTCTTCGCTTTGACGTTGTACCAGCGTGCCGTTGTCCATGCGGTAGCATAGATTCGGAGTTACATCCACCATAACCCACCAAAGCAGCATTTTTTGAATGTAATCTTCTAAAAGTGTTTGGTAGTTTCCTGCAATCGTATTGTTTGCCACATCATTTTTTATCTTATTGAGCAAATCAGTTCCCAAAAAGGGAAGCAGCCATTTGTCCTGCGCCAAATAGATTGATGGGTAAAGAAGGTTTGGATCAACACTGCCGTTAATGGTAGTGTACTTCTTCACGTAGTTCTCGGATATTAATAATACTTCAGCCATAGTTTTAATTATTGATTGCCGTAAATAGGATTTGTTGGAAGGAAGCCACGATGTGGCATATCTTCAGGAAGTTGTGCAACGTATTTAGGATTACGCACTTTATACCCCATGCGTTCAGCCATTGCTACTGCGATACGCTGCGCATCAGGATCATTAGGATTAATCTTCGCGCCTTTAGCATCAACGAACACCCTTTTTTCGAAGAAATGTTTGCAGTTCCCTCCGCCCTTCCACCTTTTAATGTCGTATAAATCAATGCCATTTGGTCCCCATCCGGGATTTACAGGAATAAACTCCATCGCTTCAATATCTTCCATGCGGTAAAGCTTACCTGCTTCAAGCATCTTGCGGCAGAATGGGCGCATATTATCATGCCTAAAGTCACCTGCGTAAACGTAACGAGTAATAAAGTATTTGCCATCGATAATAGCATCTTGCTCACTCTTTGCAGCTGGTCTTGCCGCACCTGTACGCACCGCGAATGCGTGTTCGATTTCATCATCTGCATTGTAGGCATCAATTAGAATCATGTCGCTTGTAGCATCTTCGCCTAATTCGATTAATGCTTCAGCTACGTGTATATCTTGCAGTTCTTCTTTGCTGACACGCTCAACAATACGTGCTGCCCAACCTTGACCAGCATCACCGCCCCAAAGCTGCCACGCTATGCGACCAGCTGTAGGAAATCCTTCTTCGCCTTGATTCCATCCACTTGCTTGTTTATCTACTTCGTGCCTTGAAAAGTAGCTGTACATTCTTTTGACAGTATCAAATGAAAGATTGCGTTTGTTGCTAATGTCACGCGCACGCGCCACACCTACTTCAGTTCCACCGCGACCATATTCTTCTCGCCACTTTAAACCAAGTTCAGCTTCAGCAGCCATTTCATCAGTTGGCTGGTAGCTTTCTTCAGCAGCATCTACTTTTTTTTTTAACTCAACACTTGATTGAATCACTTCGGTAGGTTGCAATGTGCCGGGCATAACATCAGCAAAGATTGCATCGATAGTAGTAGGTGGCAACGTTGGGAATGCAGCTTGTACGATTGCCTTTGCACTGCTCACAGGAACAGCACCCGCAGCACTTTGCATAACTATGTCTACAAGTGACGTAATCTGCGCACCATTCAAAGCAGTAGCAGCTACATCGGAAGTAGTTCCACCTGTTGTATCTGCAATAACTTCTGCCTGTTCAACAGCAAGTGGTGTATTAGGCACAATCTCAAAGGTTACACCCGGAAGCTGATTGCCTAACAATTCTTCAATGCTCTTATTAATCATTGCCTGATACGGCTCTACAACTTGCTTATTGAATATCTCAAGTCCTGTAGCCATTTCATCTTTGTTGCTACCGAATCCTGTGTTCTCGCGAATACCAAATAGAAGCGGAGTCGTGACACGATGCGCTGTGATAATCTTCTGCTGTGCAGTATCATTCATTAACTGATATTGCTTATCAGCATCATTAACCGGGAATGGTGTAACTTCAGTCTTAGGTTGATCACGTTCATTGAAGAACATAACCACTTTGCCAGCGTTACGCGCACCACTCATTTTGTTTTCCCAATCCAACATCATTTGCTGCTTTTGTTCAGGTGTTGCCTGTCCATTGTAGAAGTTAATGATAGTCGAAGGGAAAAGACCGTTTGAAATTTGATTAATATGGAATATAGATATCTGCTTATCTAATTCGATGTAGTTAATCGCACTCCAGTAGTCGGGGCGTGGATATGAATCACTACCTGTGTACGTAAAGCACCAATAGATTTGACGTGGTTCTTGTTCGCGTGTTAGGTAGTTGTATTTAGGAATGAACTCAGGTGTGTTTTTCTTCTTGCGAATGTTTGACCAGTCGTAGCTGTGAAAGATTCCTATCTCGCTTTCGTCTTCTTGATTCACCGCAATACGGCATTCTTCAAATGGTATCGCGTTAAGCTTCGATATAACAGTGCGGTCATTGCTCCAAATTACTTCGATGAAGAAACCGCCAAATAACTTCAAATCCTTTGCGCATGCATAGGTCAAAGTATCGATGTGCAGCGCATCTAATTCAGCTTGATATTGCTCCGACTGAATGCCCTTGCCTGCAATCATGTCACCAATAGCCACAACGAGTGAACCATGCACTGGTGATTCGTGCGATAAGTCACGTAGATACTGCGGAAAGTCGTTTTGATCTCCGTAATTCACCCAACCTTTGCGGTCCACTTTTTCTGCATCGCTCTTAGCTACATATTCACTAAGCTTCAGCGAAACTATATTTGATTCGTTATGGTTCATAGATTATATCGTTTGGAATGGTATTGACAGGTACGTCAAACCAACTTGTATTGTCATTTAAAACAGCATATCCACGCTCAACAATGCCAACAACTGCGGCATTAGTAGGATTTGTATTGCTTGAAGAATTCTGTCCGTACACTTCGTAGCGGTATCTACCTGCCAAAGTTAAACCAACTGTGCTAATAGTAAGCTGTGTAACACGCACCGTTTCATTAACAATAGTAGCAACCTGTGCAAGGTCACTTCCGGTGGTGCTATTTTCTTCGTGTGTGAGAATGATTAGGTAGTGCGTGAATGCTGTGCTGTAATACTGTCGCGCTTCGTCAAGTGATAGATACACTTGCTGGTTGGCTGTATTTGTAGTTAGATATATCATTAGCTTCTTTAATTAAAAAGGGCAAGTCAAAGATAACCTGCCCTTTTCTTCAATACAACAAGACACACAGAACGGAAAACAAAGCTTAGTAAGCAGGACTTACAGTAATGCCGGCAAAGTTGTCAAAAGGAACACTTGTATAAGGTTCAAGGTGAACGGCTGGAGCAAGTTCTTCAGCAATCAAAGTAACTTGATATCCCATCAAATCTGCTTTCTGCGCACCTGATTGAACAGTTCCTGCAGTCATTTGCGCTCCTTCGCCTGCACCAACCAAAAGTATTTGATCGTCATTAGTGCGAACAAACACAATAATTTTTGCTTTGGCAACATTCAAGAATTCATTACGCTTTTCCTGATTTAACTTACCGAAAGTCCATCCAACTTCCTGCGAAAAAAACAGTGTACCTGTTTCCAAATTCTTTTGCACCGTTTCAATGTACGAACCTGAATTGCGGAATGGAACATAACGATAGATGGTTGCAGTAGGCAATCCATCAACTTCGCCATCAGTACCACCATAAGTAATACCAGTTTGAAAATCTTCGTAGTTGGCAATAAGCACTTCCTTAACTCCACCGATGCCTTCAAGACAATCTAATGGAAAGCCGCTGGTTAAATTACAAGCCATATTATTATTTTTTTAATTGGTTAAAAGGGGGCTGTTACACCCCCTTCTTATTTTATTGATTATGCACCCCAGTAGGTGATGTCTTCGGCAACAGCAATCTGCGCTCCGAGGTAGAAACGTGCGCCGTAACGAACGTTCTGTGAGCCGTCAAGATTCTGCATGTCCAAAATGAACACTTCGTTCATTTGGTTCTCCTGCCATGTACCCAACATCAAGTTGCTTGGTTGAGCGAAGATGATATTGTTAGCAGTCATACCCGGACATACGTAGATTTCGTACATTCCTACGAAACGCTTAGATACTTCAGGACCACCTGTCAAGTACCAACCGTTGCCAGCAGCAATCTGTGCTTGCATGTAAGC